CGGGATGAGGTATACCGCGAAGGCGGCATGACCGACGACTACGAAACCGGGCAGCGCATCGCATGCAGCATCTTGGGTATCGAGTACTAGATGGGGACATGTGGCAGACCGAGGCTCAGAAGAGAGCTGACCGAAACGACAAGTGAAATGACACCACGAAAGTTTAGGAGGATTGAAATGGCAAAGGCAGACGATAAGAAGCTCAGCGTATACAGGCTGTTGACGAAGGAAGGCGGACTCCACATGGGCTTCGTGGTTATCGACCCCGAGAAGGCTACCTGCCACATCAATACAGGTGAAAAGCCTGTGTACTCCGAGTTCGCGACGTTCGCGTTTTGCCGCATAGACGATGCAATTTCTCATGCACTGAACGGTGGTGGTGTCGAGGTTCCGTTGAGGACGGTCGGAATCGACGCAGGTGGTGAACGTCATTGCGATTTCGTAGTCGCATGTTTCTAAGCTGATTGTTCTGACAGTATTGTAGTGTCGGGTGACGATGGAGAAAGAATACCAAAATGTGGAAGAAAGTAGATGGCAGATGGTGTGATTCGTTCGTGGAGAATGGCGAATGGGTGTACCAACCAGTCAGCTTCGCAGCCGTGTATCAATACGAGCCGGACGGAGACAGGCCGTGCTTCGATATCTGCATCGATGATGATGGCGTTGTGGACAGCGTGCTGACGATGGAAGATGCGGAAAGGTACCTCGATGCACACGGCTTTCACAACCGAGCGTATGCAGACCAAGAGGACGATTGGAGCGACCCGGTCAACAGATATATGCTCGCAGATGATGGCGAGTGCGTAGGGGTCTGGTATCAAGAAGTTTAAGGACTATAGGAGGTCAGATCATGCCGACCGAAGCGCAGAAACGAGCCGACCGCAAATACAAGGCCGAGAAAACGCAGCAGATCATCGTGCGGTTCTACCCGACAGAACGGGACTTGATTGAATACATGGACAGGCAGGATAACAAGCAAGGCTATATCAAGAGCCTTATCCGAGCCGACATAGGCCGTCAGCGGGAAAAGGAACGGGAAGGGTAGACTTTGCAGTTGAAGATGCTATACTGGTTACAGTAGGCGTACTAGCTAGGGCGGGCATCCGTGGAGGTGTTCGCCTTTTTCATTTGGGGCATCAATGGTTTACAACCCGAGACGAGCCAACAGCACGCAACGCAACAGGCGCGTGGCCGAGGTTAAGTCGTGGGGCGAACCGTGTTGGATATGCGACAAGCCGATTGATGCGTCTCTAAAGCATCCCAATCCTTGGGCGTTCGAGCTAGATGAATACATCCCGGTTTCAAGATGGCGTGAAGCGGGGTACAGCTCCCCGGAAGCTTGCGCGGCTGACCCGAACAACGCGAGACTGTCAACTCATAGACGCTGTAACGAATGGAGAGGAAACAAGACCGTTGCAGAGGTAATGGCTATTAAGCAACGCGCCACAGGAAAGCCCACAATGCCGTCTAAGCCCACAACTGAATGGTTCGTGTAACGAGTATCGAGAAACCGCGAAACGACGCTTAGAACGCGATACAGCGCGACAGAAAATGCATAAGGACGTGGGTGCATAAAGTTTTTCACAGAGGGGTGGCGGGTCTTTTGAATAAGGCTCCAAGCCCACCTTCGCGCGCCCAGTGCTTTCCCCCCGTAATGAATTTTTCACAGGGGTAAATGCATAAACTTTTGAATATACACAGCCGGAGAATGCATACATCCGCAGGTGAGACGTGAAAATCGCAGATATAAAGCCATATCCCGGCAATGCCCGCCACAATGAAAAGGCTATACCCGTTGTGGCCGAATCGATACGGGAATTCGGTCTGCGCGGCCAAATCGTGCTTGAAAGCCGCGAGAACCCGGTGATTGTCACAGGTCACACGAGGGTTGCGGCAATGAAGCTGCTGGGCTGGGACGAAGTACCAGATGAAAAGATTGATTTCGCCGACGATTTGACGCAGGAGCAAATCGATGCCTACAGGCTTGCAGACAACAAGACCGGCGATATTGCCACGTGGAACAATACTCTGCTCCAACATGAAATGCGCAAGATTAAGTCAATCGACATGAGCAATTTCGGTTTTGACTTCAACAGCGCAAAAGAGGGTTACGTTCACGGCTACGACATGGTTAAAACCGGCGAGCATATGAACATGCATCTTTGCTATCTGGATGATTGCGACGGCAAATGGGAGCTGCCCACGTTGGAGCCAGCCGACGCGAAACCAGACGATATGATTTCGTTCAACTTTTGCAAGACGGCTAAAGAGTTCGACGGCATTGGCGTTCACTTCTGCATCGATGATTACCAGTTTGAGCGCGTTTGGAACAGGCCAGAACGATACATCGACATGCTACGCAGATTTGACTGTGTGGTGTGTCCAGATTTCAGCGTCTACCTTGATATGCCGATGCCCATGAAGCTGTGGAACATCTACCGTTCCCGAGCATTGGGGCATTGGTGGCAGCAAGAGGGATTGAACGTCGTTCCTAACGTCACGTGGAGCGGCGTTGACAGCTTCGATTACTGCTTCGACTCGTTGCCGCAAGGCGGCACCATCTTTATCAGCACGGTCGGCGTTACACGCGAGCAATACGAGCGTGACGGCGTGCTTGCTGGTATGGGCAAGGCGCTAGAAGCCACGCAACCATCACGGCTTTTACTGCTAGGTGATGATTTGGGCTTCGATTTCGGAGATTTGGAAGTTTGCAGGTTCAAACCAAAGTCTTTTGTGAGGTAAAAATGGCTAAAACCACAGCTTACATGAGTGCTTATCGACGCATGAAACAAGCTGGCGCTGTGAAGTTCGATGAAAACAGTTTCTTTCTCTACACGCAAGCCAACTTCAAAAGCACTGACAAGCCAGACAGGGAGCCAGACTATGTGAGTAGTAGTGGCTCGCAATATTGGTACACAGATGATGGTGTTGTACGTGGCTCGAACCACTGGGGCGAGGGCGTTGCATCGTGTGACTGGACGCTAGACGGCAAAGCATATGGTTACGGCATGCACCCATCAGGATACGTTACAGATAGTTCAGGCAAAAAGGTTATGGGCTATCTGGACGGGTACGACGGAACACCAGAAAACGACGTTAAATACGGGTTTGCGAAATGGAGCGACTTTAGCATGTCAGACAACTACGTTGTCCAAGTCACAACGCGCACCAAGCAAGGCTTCCAAAACGAGTATTACAAGCTCAAAAAGCCAGTGACAGACGAAGATAGATATTTCGCAACAGTAAACGGCAAAGAGGGTTACATCATCCCAAAGTACAACGTTCCAAAGGGTGTGAAGGTTAGAGGGTAGAACATGGCTAAAACATCTTCGTACATGCGGACGTATCGCATGAAAAAATCGGCATCGGGTGGGAGTGGCGTTTTTGAAAAAGTTGCATCACCCGTGCATTTGAAAAACGAGAAGCATATGAGCAGCGGCGGCAGGTGGAAGCATACAATCTTGGAAGCATCGGACGCGGGTAGCGGTGGCATATCGCTCGACTATGCGACGGCAAAATCCTACGAGCATCCCAACCGCAACACAACGGTTGCTAAGTACGAATTGGAACACGGGGTTTGGTCGAGTCAGACAGGCAACCAAAGCCCCGGTTCAGTCGGAATCAACTGGGACAACGTTAAGTTCGTGTCAGGTAGAACGTTCGACGTTAAGGGACTCTTGAATGAAAAGGGTTTCCGATGGAACCGTGATACTAGGCGATACGAGCGTGCATGACTTTTGACAAATCGGAGATACGAATATGGGCGGTAGCGGTGCGTATATCGGAACCAGCGCGAGTGGCAACCGCTATGGCACGCAACATGGCAGAATGCCCTGAAAGAAGGTGAGCCGTGGACTACCCCAACGGTATAACGACCGACGTTGAGCGTGAGGTTTGGGACAGCATCTTTGGCACGGTTTCACTTGCACCGGCTCAAATCCCAGAAGCCGTCATGCTGGTTCGATGGCAGATAATCGCCGACAAGTGCCAAGAGGATTTGACGGCAAACGGTGACGTTCAAGTGGCCTATTCCCCCGATGGCATGACGCTCTCGCAGCTTCCACAGCTTGCGACATTGAAAGCGGCGAGTGCGGAAATCCGGGCAATTTCAAAGCGTTTGAATCTGGGCGAAGCAAAGGCGAAGGACACCACCAAAGCATCAGTGTTGCAGTTCGTAATAAACGACCGCAAGGGCAAGTCAAATGCAGGATAGCCAGAATCCGACGTTCGCCGTCAATTGCGACTACGAGCGGACAGACGGCGAACAGGCCGCGATGCTGGCTAGCGCGTTCTACGATGAACCGCTCGAATGGCAGCGTTATGTGCTTGACTTGACGCTGGCACGCGACAAGCGCGACAAGTACCAGTTTCCATCGATTGCAATTTCGCTCCCAAGGCAAAACGGCAAGAGTTGGGTTGTGCGTGCGCGTGTGTTCTACGGCATGGTTGCATCAGGTGAGCGCATCCTTTACACGTGTCAGAATTCGGACACGGCAGAGGATATGTTCAGGGAGCTGCTTTCGCCGTTCCAAGACCCGGACGAAACAGAGCTGGGCGAGCTGCTTATGCGCTATAAGCAAGCCAATGGTCAATGGTCAATCGAGCTGAAAAACGGCGGGTTCGTCAAGTTCAACACGCGAACGAACAAGTACGCGCGTGGTAAGTCGAAGATTGACGTGCTGATTTACGACGAAGCGCAATTCTTGACACCAAACCAACAGCAAGCGTCGCTGCCTACAGTCTCCGCTGCCAGAACGCACAACTCGCAAGTCATTTACCTCGGCACTCCCCCGGCACCCGAAGATGACGGTGGCGTGTTCTCGGAAATGCACGCGAGGGTACACGCCAACGAATCCGGCGTGACGTGGATTGAGTGGGCGGCTAAAGACGTTGGGGACGTGAGCGACCGCGAACGGTGGTTCAGGCTCAACCCTTCCCTGCCAATCCTGCTGGATGAATCCAGCGTTGAACGCGAGTTCAACGACATGAATTCAACCGGATTCGCACGCGAGCGTCTGGGATGGTGGATGCCGCCACCCGCCGAAGCTGAAAAGGCCATACCCGAAAAGCTCTGGGCTGATTCGGCCATTGCCGAAATCGGGGACAAGTACAAGCACAAGACGGCGCTGGCCGTGAAGTTCACGCCCGATGGCTCAATGTACGCATTGGCCGGTTGCAAATTGGATAAGGCCGGTAATGCAGCCTTTGAGCTGATTGAGCAGCGCAGCACGGCGGGCGGCACAAAGGATTTGGCGCGTCGTTTGGCCGGTGCAGCATCGCAGGTTTCGTGCGTCGTTATTGATGGTCAAAACGGCGCGGCTGCTCTGTGCGACAACCTAACCGAATTGAAAGTGCCTAGAAACTACGTCGTTCGCCCGCACGCACCCGACATTATCACGGCGGCTGGAATGTTGATGGACAACCTAGAAGCTGGTACAGCGCATCACACTACAAGCGAAACGCTGGATGGTTCCGCACTCCACGCCACGCGCAGGGCGATTGGCTCCCGTGGCGGTTACGGATTCGGCGGCGGCGATGGCTGGGAATCAGCGCCAATCGAAGCATGCGCGTTGGGATTGTTCGGCGTGCGAAACACTAAAAGGAACCCGAGAAGAAAGCAGGTGTTGGTGTGACGGTGCAAGATGTGACCTATGACAACACCCCCCTGCCAATGCCAGACAACGTGCCGAGCGAATATGCAACCGACGTTAAAGACCTGTTCGACACGTGGCATTCGGTGAGGGTGCGTAATGACGAATTGCGGCGCTACTACCGCATGCACAACCCGATGATTGAGATTAGCAGAGACGATGTGACGGCCACCAACGTTCATGAAACCGTGGGATGGTGCAAGGCCGTCGTTGATTCGATTGCAGCAAGGAGCCAGCTTGACGGTTTCTTGTTTGAAGGCGTTCAAGACCGTGATTTTGACAAGCTGGTTAACCGTAACCAGCTTGACTCCGACCTGTACCCCAAATGCAGCGTTTCGGCATTGACATATGGGCTGGGCTTTTACTCCGTGCTTAAAGGCAAGGGTTTTCAACCGGCTGCTAAAGTGCGGGCGTATTCGGCGCAGCAAGGCTCCGGACTTTACGATAAAGACGAAAACGGGCTTGCATGCGGTGTTGTCCTATCTGGCGTTGACCGCGAGGGACGCGCCAACCAGTACACGGCGTTCTGGCCGAATTCGGTAGTGACGTTTACCCACAACGACGTGACGAATCACTGGGGAACGAGCGTGCAACCGAACGACATAGGCCAGATTTTGCTTGTGCCGA